TCATGTACGACTTCGCCACCCACCGGCGGATCACCGAGGGCGGCGGCCGGCTGTCCTACCAGACCGGCCCGAACCTGTCCGGGCCGCGCAACGACGTGGTGCGCAAGTTCCTGGCCTATGGCAAGGCCGACTGGCTCTGGATGGTCGACAGCGACATGGTGTTCCCGCCGGACACGGTGGAGCGCCTCCTCGAACACGCCGATCCCGAGACGGCCCCGATTGTCGGCGGCCTGTGTTTCGGGCTGACGAACAACGGCGACGTCCTGCCGACCCTGTTCGATGTGGACGGCGACGAGAACGGCGTCGACGTGGTGCGGTATTCGATCTGGCCGCCGGAAACGATGATGCAGGTCGGCGCCACCGGTGCCGCGTGCCTGCTGGTTCACAAGACTGTGTTCGAGCGCATCCGCGACTTCGAGCATCCGGGCCGGCCGGACCGTCCCGGGTTCAACGACGCGTTTCCCTGGTTCCAGGAGGTCGAGCACGGCGGCCAGCCGGTGAGCGAGGACATCACCTTCTGCATCCGCGCGGGCTGGTGCCAGATCCCGGTGTACGTGAACACGTCGGTGCAGATCGGCCACATCAAGGACCGGCTGCTGACGATGGAGAGCTACTTCCTGGCGCGGGGTCTACTCGCGCCCTCACATGTGGGAGTTGGGGTATGAGCCAGATGCGTCCGCTGATCGACGGCTGGGTCGGCTACGGAGACGGCGCCTCGATCCTGCTGGAGACGGGCACCCTGATCGATTCCGACCACCCGGTGGTCCTGGCCCGGCCGGAGCTGTTCGAGTCGATCGCCCCCGTTCCCGTTCCCACGGCCGTACCACCGAAGAAGGTTGCCGCGAAGAAGGCGGCGGCGGATGGCTGACCTCGTCGTCATCGTCCCGTCGCGTGGGCGCCCGGAAGCCGCGGCCGCACTCATCCAAGCATTCGGGGCGACCCGCACGACCGCCCAGCTGGTATTCGCGATCGACGAGGACGATCCCCGTCGGGAGGAGTACTACGCGCTGGCCGGCCCGCCGCAGAGCACGGTAGACACCGGTGGAGCACCAGCAACGATGGTCCGGGCGCTCAATGCCTCCGCCGTTTCGCGAGCTACGGCGGGCAACCCGCCGTTCGCGATCGGCTTCATGGGCGACGACCACCTTCCCCGCACGGTCGGCTGGGACGAGCGGTACCTGGCCGCGCTGCGCGAGCTGGGCAGCGGCATCGTCTACGGCAACGATCTCCTGCAGGGCCACAGGCTGCCCACCCAGTGCGCCATGACCGCCGACATCGTCGCCGCGCTGGGATACATGTGCCCGCCGGTCCTCAGGCACCTCTACGTCGACAACTTCTGGCGCGATCTCGGCAAGGCCGCCGGATGCCTGCGCTACCTGGCTGACGTCATCATCGAGCATCGCCACCCGCTGGCGGGCAAGGCGGCGTGGGACGAGGACTACGAGCGGGTCAACTCCGGCGAGGTCGCCGAGCATGACCGGCTGGCCTATGAGGCGTACCAGCGCGACGGCTTCGATGCCGACGTGGCGAAGGTGCGCGCGCTGCTGGGCGTGGCCGCATGAAGGTCATCTCGTTCAGCCTGTTCGGGACCGACCCGACCTACCTTGCCGGGGCGGTCGCCAACGCGTGGCTGGCGAAGGAGCATTTCCCTGACTGGACGTGCCGCTTCTACGTCGGCACGACCGCGTCGGTGGACCCCCGCCCGCTGCTGGACGCCGGGGCGCAGGTCTTCGACTACTCCGACCGGCCGCAGGACTGGTCGGCGCTCCTGTGGCGCTACGACACCCTGGCCGATCCGCAGATCGAGGCGCATCTGTTCCGCGACTGCGACTCGCGGCTGTCCGCCCGGGAGGCGGCCGCCGTGGCGGAATGGATCGCGTCGGGTGCCGACTTCCACATCATCCGCGACCATCCCGAGCACTACATGCCGATGATGGCCGGTATGTGGGGCGCGACAGCGGCCGGGGCGGCGCTGCTGGCGCCGCCAGCCGCCGAGAGCGGCCACCGATTCGTCGACCAGGTGTGGCTGCGCGATCATGTCTATCCCGTCGCTCGCGACCGGGCGCTGATCCACGACGAGTTCAACCGGTTCCCCGACGAGCAGCCCCGGCCGATCCCAGCCGCCCGGCTAGCGTCGGCCGCCGGCGGCCTGGAGTTCGTGGGGCAGGCGTTCGACGCGGACGGCGCACCCCGTCATCCGGACGACTCCTGGCGCCTTTCCGGCGCGCACGAGTGGCGGCTGTTCGACGAGGGCACCGTCCCCGAGTACACGACCGCCGAGTGGTACGCCGGCCGGGAGCACGCGCCGCACCTGGAAGAGGCGGGCCACCGCGGACGGCTGATGCAGACCGCGGCGTACGTTGCCCAGGCCGCGTTCGGCCGACAGCTGCGTACGGTCGTCGACCTCGGCGCCGGCGACGGCGGGCTGCTGTCGCTGCTTGGTCCGGGCCTGCACGCCTGGGGATATGACCTGATGCCCGCGAACGTCGACGCGGCCAAGGACCGCGGTGTCGACGTGCGCCTCGGCGATGTGCTGACTTCCGACATCTACTGGGGCCAGATCGCCGTCTGCACGGAGATGCTGGAGCACCTGGTCGACCCGCACGCTTTCGTTCGCCGGATCGCCGATTACGCGGAGGTGCTGGTGTGCTCGTCGCCCGCCGACGAGCGGCCCGGACGGGCGTACGAGTTCCACACGTGGGCGTGGGACGAGACCGGCTACCGGAACCTGGTCGAGCAGGCCGGATTCACCGTCACGGCGTACCGCCGCGTCGACCGGTTCCACGTCCTGATGGCGGTCCACCATGCGTGAGCGCCTGCGCCCGGCGATGTCCGCCGAGGCCCTCGCCGAGATGTACGCCGTGCCGCACGACCACCGGCAGTGGGGTGACCACGAGATCAGGGTCAACGCCACGGTCCTGCTGGGGCTGAAGCTGTGCGGCATCGGCGTCTCGTCGGCCGCCGACCTGTCCTGCGGGAACGGCAGCATCCTCGCCGCGATGCCCGCGAACACCCGCTACTACGGTGACCTCGCCCCTGGCTACGACATCACCGGCCCGATCGAGCAGACCGTCGACCAGATCCCCGCGGTGGACCTGTTCGTATGCTGCGAAACCCTGGAGCACCTCGACGATCCGGACGCGGTGCTGAAGTCGCTGCGGGCTAAGACGTCGCTGCTGCTGCTGTCGACACCGGTCGGAGCGTGGGGCGACGGCAACCCGGAGCACTACTGGTGCTGGGACGCCCGCGAGGTCGAGCTGATGCTCGACGCGGCCGGGTTCGCGGTCCGCGAGTACGCCGAGGTCGCACCCTCGTACCGATTCGGGATCTGGGGGTGTGCGTGAAAGCCCTCGTTACGGGGTCGGCTGGCTTTGTCGGTCGGCACACGACCGCAGAGCTCCTTCGCCGCGGCTGGGATGTGACCGCTGTCGACATGCTGCCCGCGGCCTACGGCTGGCAGTCCGATCTGGTCACGTGGCTGCGCGGCGACCACACCCGCTATGACCTGGTGGTCCACGCGGCCGCGAGGTCACCGCACCGGGCCGCGATCGACGGCGACCCGGGCATGCACCCGTACAACATCATGCTCGACGCGTCGCTGTTCGACTGGGCGATCCGCACCCGCCAGTACCGAGTGCTGTACCTGTCGTCCTGCGCCGCCCTCGACGGCCCGGTGGACGACTACGCGGCGACGAAGCTGATCGGTGAGCGCCTCGCGGCCGCCGCGCGTCGGGCGGATGTTCCCGTCACCGTTGTACGGCCGTACTCCGGCTACGGCGAGGACCAGTCCGAGGATTTCCCGTTCCGGGCGATCATCGAACGGGCCCGCCGTCGCGAGGACCCGTTCGACATCTGGGGCGACGGGCAGCAGGTACGCGACTGGATCCACATCTCCGACGTCGTGAACGGCGCTCTCGCCGTCGCCGCGTCGGGCACTGAGGAGCCGGTGAGCCTGTGTACGGGCATCGGCACATCGATGCGCGACCTCGCGGAGATGGCTTGCGCGCGGATCGGATACGAGCCGCCGTTCCGGTTCCGCACCGACATGCCCGCCGGCGTCGGTCACCGGGTGGGCGATCCGGCCGCGATGTATCGCTACTACGAGCCGATGACGCCGCTGGAGATCGGCGTCAAGCGCGCGCTGGCGGTGCCAGTTGCACACTGAGGCGTACAGCTGGGTGACCCAGCACGCAACTGCCGAGCGCGCCGCGGTCCTCGACGTCGGAGGCCGCAACATCAACGGCTCGCCCCGCGACCTGTTCCCGGGCGCCGACCCGTACGTCACCCTGGACATCTTGCCCGGCGACGGCGTAGACATCGTCGCCGACGCTGCAACCTGGACCCCGGACCGCGAGTACGACGTGGCCGTCTGCACCGAGGTGTTCGAGCACACGCAGTCGTGGCCGCAGATAGCCCGGACCATCTTCGCAGCACTGCGGCCCGGCGGCCTGGCGATCCTGACGATGGCCGGCCCCGGCCGCGCCCCGCATTCCGCGCTCGACGGCGGCCCGCTGCGTGACGGCGAGTACTACGCCAACGTCTCTCCAGGCGACCTGGAGGTCGCGCTCAAGGAGTGCGGCTTCACCGACGTGATCGTCGACTACCAGCCAGCCCCGGCCGACACGAGGGCCGTCGCGCTCAAGCCGCTGTCCACCTAACCACCACGCTAGAAGTGAGGATCGACCATGGCCGCTCCGTCCGGCGCGTACACACTCATCCGTGCGGCGGTCACCACGTCGACCGCCATCACCATCAACCAGGTCCTCGTGCCGACGGTCACCGCGGCCGAGGTCACCCGCGCGTGGTGCAACCAGAGCACCGTTACGACCACGAACCAGACCCGTATCCAGCTCAACCGGTGCGCGACGGCGGGCACGGTGACTTCACAGGCCGCGACTCCGGCGCAGAACGGGATGCAGGCGTCCAAGTGCGTCAACGGCACCTCGGCGACGGGCATCACGGCGACGATCGAGCCGGGCACCGCGAACACCTGGTGGTCGGAGGGCTTCAACATCGTCAACGGAATCCTGTACCTGCCGGTGCCTGAGGCCCGCATGCTGATCGTCGGCGCCGCGTCCGGTACGGGCACGCCGCTGATCACGCTGAAATTCCCGTCCGCGCCCGCGTCGGCGGACTACACGTCTGCGATCGAGTGGCTGGAGTTCGCCAACTGATGCAGGTCCTTCCCGGCTGGAACAGCGACCCGGATCTGCTGCCCGCGGTCCGGTCGCTGTTCGAGTTCGGCGGCGAGGACCGCGCGACCGGCTACCTGGCCGACGTGCTGGACTGGGGCCTGTGTGACCGGCTCGAAGCCGACCTCGGGGTCCGGTTCACGATCGTGGCGTTCCAGGCGTACCGCAACGGATCGGGCTGCGGCTGGCACGCCGACACCCCGTTCGACGCGCAGGCCATCCTGTCGCTCGGCGTCACCCGGACGTTCGGCGTGCGCCCCAACGGGGGCGAACCGCAGTGGCTGCCGGTGGCGCACGGTGATCTGGTCTACATGCCGCCGGGCTTCCAGGACAGCTGGGAGCACTGCGTTCCCGTCGAGGACGAGCCCGGCGAGCGTGTCTCTCTCGTCTTTCGCACCGTGAGGAGCTGAAGTGTCGCCCGAACTGCACATCATGATCGCGCACGTGACGGTCGACGGCGGACCGCCGCTCGCCGTGATCGAGCGGGTGAAGATCGGCGGCGGCATCCAGACGGTGACCGTCGACGGCGTGGCCGAGGACCGGGTCCACCCAAGCTTCTACCGCTACCACGTGCGGCTGCTCAGCCCGGACCGGATGATCCCGGACCAGCTGCTGGAGACCAAGAGCTACGACGAGGCCGTCGAGCTGGCGCTGAAGTACGGCGACAAGCGCGTCGAGCACGCGGCCCGCGTCGACCAGCTCGCGGCGGACCTGAAGATCTGATGGACCTGTCCGGCGCGGTCCTGCTGTCCAAGCCGGACACGCACGAAGCCCACATCCGCAAGCAGCTGACGAACCTGATCCGTGTCGGCGGGAAGCTGGCCGTCCTCGGCGTCGAGGACAAGCCGGGCGCGGCGATGGGCTGGTGGCACGTCTGCCGCCCCGGAACGTGGTCGATGCCGCAGGGCAACTCCGGCGGATCCGACCAGCAAGGCGCGGACCTCACCTACGCCAAGGCGATGTGCGGCCGCCGGGTCGTGTCGAACGGATACGCGGCAGATCATCGCCCGCCGCAGGGCCAGCTCTGCCCAGCCTGCGCCGAACAGCTCTAGCGAGAGGACGCCGTCATGGCCGTCGGATATCCGGTCACCGCAGCCGACATCAACGCGAAGGCCGGAGCGCTGGTCACGAACCTGTGGGACGCGCTCGACCAGATACGCCGATACAACCTGTGGCTGACCGACGCGCTGCACACCGACACATACTTCAACAACCTCGGGATCACCGGGACCTCGTCGTCCGGTGACCTGCAGCTGCTGAAGAACAGCTTCGCCGACCTCGCCGGCGCAGCGGGCCTCTACGGAGTCGCCCACGGCACCGTAACGCCCGGCGGGGCCAGCAACTACTTCTCCAACGCCCGCCAGCTCACCGGCACGAACTACACCGGCTGATCCCGGGGGGCTTTCGTGGCGATCGCCATCCGCGGTTCGACCCCGCTGGTCGTCGCCACCACCGCCAACCCGATCTCGGGCACGCTGACCGGCGCGCGCCAGCCGCAGTCCGGCGACCTGCTGGTCATCATCCACGGCAACGACTACTACGCCCTGTCGAACATGCCGACCCCGACGGTCGGCGGATCCACGTCGGGTGTCAACGCCATCACCTCCGGCTCCGCTGACGGCGGCAGCCTGTTCGCGCACGCGAAGTCGTACACGTACGCGGTCGGCTCGACCGGTGATCTCACGGTCTCGGTGACCGAGACCGGCGCCGGCGACGAAGAGAAATGCCTCATCGTCTACGTCCTGTCCGGGGCGGACACGGCCACACCGACCGACGGGGCCAACAACAACGTCGACAGCTCGGGCACGACCACCAACCGGGTCTGCAATGCGGTCTCGCCGTCGTCGGCCGATGCGTACCTGATCGTCCACACCAACGACGGCAACGGCTCCAACTCGGTCAGCTACCTGCCGCCCAGCGGGATGAGCGAGCAGTATGACGGCTCGCTCGGCGGGGCGATGGGCTACTCGGGCGCGACGCTGCAGCTGTCGTCGTCCGGGTCGACTGGGACCAAGACGTTCACCGCATCCGGCAACGCCTCCTACTGCTCGCTGACGATCGCGGTCAAGACCGCCGCGGCGGCGACCTCGATCCCGTTCAACCCGCAGCGTTCCGTCCTGGTTCGTGACTCGGGCGAGGTTCAGTGGCTTCAGCGCGACCGCCGCGACGCCAACCTTGTCGCGACCGCGGCGAACGATCTGGCCGCCCCGCTGACGGTCGCCGAGCATGCCCGCAGCGTCTACGGCTACAGCGCGTACCGCGACCGGCGGTCGGCTCCGCAGCAGCGCACCTACACCGACTTGAGCCTGCTCGCCCCGGCGGCGGCGATGCCCGCGCCGCCGGCCCCGCGGACGCCAACCGTGCGCGACTACGGCGAGGCGCAGTGGCAGCAGCCAGCCCGCCGCGATCCGCTACTGCTGACCACCGCGCTGTTGGAGAACGAGCTACTCGGCGGCGCGGAGACCGGCAAGCGGACCAGCGTGCCGGCGACGCACGCCGACCGCCGCGAGGTCCCACAGCAACGCGCCTACTTCGACCTGTCGCCGCTGGCGACCGCACTGCTGGAGACGCCGCTCGTCTGGGCCCGCCCGCAACCGGCGATATCCGACCGGCGCGAAGTTCCGGCGCAGCGCGCGTACATCAGCGACCCGTCGTTCTATCCGACGGTGGCACCGGCCGACCCGCTCACGCTCGCCTGGGGCGCCGGCGGACCCTACTGGCACCTGTACAACGACGTGCGCGTCGAACGCCGGGTCATGCCGCAGCAGCGCGCGTACGTCTCACCTGCCGGCCTGCTGGATACGGCCCTGCTCGACGAGCTGCTCGGCGTCGGGGACACGGCTCGGCATTACCTGGCCGCCGCCACGCACACCAGCCGGAGGCTGGCCCCGCAGCAGCGCCAGTACTTCGACCTTGGCCTGCTCCTGACAGCCCTGCTCGAAATCCCGTACGTGCGCCCCCAGCAGCCCAGCGCTGACCGCCGGACGGCGGCGGCCCAGCCGCGCTGGCCCGACCCGAACCTGCTGGCCCCGCCCGTGCCCGACATCCCGCCCACGGACCCGCGACGGTTCCTGCCGGCCACCCACGCGGACCGCCGCCAGGTCCCGGCCCAACCCGCGCGGCTGACGCTGTACTTCGACGCCGGCCCCGGCTCGCCGCCGCTGACGCTGGCCTGGGGCGCCGGCGGGAACCTGTGGCACCGCTACAACCCGCGCTGGCCCGCCCGCTGGTGGCCGGTCGCCGTCATCCACGCCGACACGACCGCTGTCGCGCCCGTGCCCGGAACGTTCACCAGCCACTCGACCACGTCGGGCTCGGCCGGGTCCGGCAGCTCGGCGAACCGCGCGAGGTCCGCCGGGGCAACGTCGGGCGCACGCAACTCGACGGCGTCGCTGGACGCCCGCTCCAGCCCCTCCACCTGATCCCCGACGGGAGGCTCGCATGCCCGACGTGGGCGATCTGGTCACCGCGACGCTGACGATCACGCCGTTCGGCGTGTCGACCGCCGCGACGATCGCCGTCTACAAGCCCGACGGCACGACCGCGACGGCATCGTCCCCGGCCACGGCGGACGCGGGCGCTACCTGGACGTCGACGTACACGGTCGACCTGGCGGGCTGGTGGCTGGAGAAATGGACGGTCACCGGCACTGGCGCGGGCATCGAGTACAACCGGGTCTTCGTGCCGGTCGTCCCCGTCTACGGCGAAGCCCCGGCGTACGCGAGCCTGGAGCGGTTCAAGAACCGGCTCGGCATCACCGCGAGCGACGGCGACGACGAACTGACCGAAGCCCTCGACTCGGCGTCACGGGAGATCGACACCTTCTGTGGCCGCCGCTTCTACGCCGACACCGCTGCGACCGCCCGCCGTTTCCGCCTGCGTGACGCGTGCACGGCCGTCATCGACGACGTCTGGGACACCACCGGGCTGATCGTGGCCACCGACGACGGCAGCGGCATCTACGCCACCACGCTGGTGCTGGATACCGACTTCATCCTGGAGCCGCTGGAGGGCGTCGTCGACGGTTCGTCGGGCTGGCCGTACTGGCAGATCCGCCTGCTGGGCGGCCGCCGCTTCTACTCGTACACGAACCGTCCGCCGCTGCGGGTGACCGCGAAGTGGGGCTGGTCGAAGATCCCGCGCCCGGTCACCCAGGCGTGCCTGATCATGGCGCAGGCGAACTACAAGCTGAAGGACGTCGCGTTCGGCGCGGCCGGGATCGGCGACCTCGGCATCGTCACCGTCCGCCAAGTGCCCGCCGCGATGACGAAGCTGGCCCCGTACGTGCGCGACCCGGTCAGGGCCGCCTGATGACTGCGACGCTGTCGGAGGTCCGTGAGGCGCTCGCCGAGCAGGTGCGCACCGTGCCCGGTCTGCTGGCGGTCCATGACCGGGTGCCGGACTCGATGTCGGCACCGTGCGCCGTTGTGCAGCCCGCCCCGGGCGACTTCCTGCAGTTCCGCCCGACGTTCGACGACGCCGCGAACTACCTGCTGCTGGTCACGGTCTACGTGCCCGGCGCCGACGCGGTCAACGGCCAGCTGGCGCTCGGCCCGTTCCTCGCCCCGTCCGGCGCGTCGAGCATCACGGCGGCGGTCAACGGCACGCTCGGCGGCGTGGTCAGCAGCGCGGTCAACAACTTCGCCCGCAACTACCGCGCAGAGACCTGGGACGAGCAGCGCTACATCGCCGTGGACTTCCCCGTGCAGGTGATGACCTGATGCGGTGGCTGGTCTCGCACCCGGGCCCGCACTTCAGCGTTGCGGACCTGTTCACCGGCTGGTGCGAGGCGCTGCGCGCGCTCGGTGAAGAGGTCCACGAGTTCCGCTTCGACGACCGCCTCAATGCCTTCGCCCACTCCTACCGCCAGGAGCCCGGCGGTCCCACCGGTCCGGCCGGCACGCGGATGTTCCGCCGGATGTACACCGACGAGCAGGTGGCGCTCCTGTCCGTCGACGGGCTCTGCGCGACTCTGTTCAAGGTCCGCCCGGACGTGCTTCTGCTGATATCGGCGTTCTTCATTCCGCCCGCGCTGCTGGAGCACATCCAGCGGTCCGGGATCGCGGTGGTCATCATCCACACCGAGAGCCCGTACGAGGACGTCCGTCAGCTGGAGCTGGCGCCGTACGCGCACCTGAACCTGCTCAATGACCCGGCGAACATCGAGCAGTTCCAGGCCGTGAGCAAGGCTATGTATCTGCCGCACTCCTACCGCCCGTCGGTCCACCATCCGGCCACGCCCGGCCACGAGCCGCGCTTCGACTTCAGCTTCGTCGGGACCGCGTTCGCCAGCCGGATCGAGTTCTTCGAGGCGCTGGACCTGTCCGGCCTGGACGTGCTCCTGGCCGGGAACTGGCAGCAGCTCGCGGATGGCTCGCCGCTGTATCCGTACCTGGCCGACGATCCGGACGAGTGCATGGACAACGCCGACACCGCCGACGTCTACCGCGACACCCGGGTCGGGATCAACTTCTACCGCCGCGAGGCCCAGCATCCGGACCTGTCGGCCGGGGTGGCGATGGGACCGCGCGAGGTTGAGATGGCCGCCTGCGGCCTGTTCTTCCTGCGCGACCCGCGCCCGGAGGGCGACGAGGTCCTCGACATGCTGCCGCGCTTCACCAGTCCCGGCGAGGCGTCGGCGCTGCTGCGGTGGTATCTGGCGCATCCGGGCGAGCGTCAGGTGCTCGCCGACAAGGCGCGCGAGGCGGTCGCCGACCGCACGTTCGACCAACACGCCCGCGCTCTGCTGGCGCACATCATTCCGTAATGAAGGAGTAGCTCATGGGCCGTCGTGCCGGGCGAAACGGGAGAGTCTACCTGGGAATCCTCAACTCGGCGGCAACCGCCGAGCCGCTGCCGTTCGTCGCCAAGTACAACATCAAGTGGTCGAGTACCAAGATCAAGGTCACCGCGATGGGTGACAACAACAACGTCTACGTCGGCGGCATCAAGGACGCGGCCGGGTCGTGGTCAGGCTTCTACGACGACGCCACCCAGCAGTCCTACACGGCGGCGGGCGACGGGCAGCCGCGCAAGTTCTACCTGTACCCGGACCTGACGAACGTCCCCACGAACTACTTCTTCGGGCAGGTCATCGTCGACATGAGCGTGGACTCCGACGTCGACGGGGCGATCAACATGTCGGCGGACTGGGCCGCGTACTCCGACATCATCCGGCTGCCGTGACCGATGGCCGTCGTCGTCACCGGATACAGCGAGCTGTCGCGGCTCGGCTTCCGGTTGCGCGAGGCCAAGGCCGTCGAACTCACCAAGGAGCTGCGCCAGGGGCTGCGTGACAGCCTGCGGCCCCTGGCCGACCAGATCCGCGCCGGAGCGCCCGACCACACGCCGAAGGGCTACGAGGTCACGTTCGCGCGGAGCCTGAAGTTCCACACGAAGATCAACACGGTGGGCACGGGGGCGGGCGTCGACTTCTCGGTGACCGCGACCGGCAAGAGCTACTCCCGGCAGATCCGCGAGATCAACCGGGGGCGGCTCAAGCACACGGTGTACGGCCGCCGCCGCCTGACCCGCAAGGGCTGGATCAACAACCCGTGGGTGTGGCAGGCCGTCGAGCCCGGCTTCTTCGACAACCCGGTCCGGGCGAACTTCAACGAGATGCGCACGCAGATGCGCGCGGCGATGCACCGCGTCGCCGAGAAGATCACGAGAGGATAGGCATGCGCCTGCGCATGGCCGACGAGGACCGCGCCACCTACGGCGCTCCCGATGAACTCGACTTCGCCGCCGTCCCCGCCTGGCTCGACAGCCTCGGCTACGACGACCTCGTCGCCGTCGAGGACCAGCTGACCGCCGACCTTGGCCCGGCCTATCCGGGCGAGGACGTCACCCTGCTGTGGGTTCTCGACCAGCTGATCTCGCACACCCGCGCGTCGAGCAGGCTGCGGATGGTCCGCGTGCGGCTGTGGCTGGCGCTGCGCGCCGCCGGCGCGGACGTGGCTCTGGCCGATTTCCGCCCGGCCCACCTGTACGGCGTGAGGGTCATCCGCCCGGAGGCTGATGCCGTCCCCCCGGACGGGTCGGGCTCCTCGCCCACCTCCTCGCCGGAGTCCGCCGAACCGACGACTACGTCGACATCCGAGAGCTCTACCGACGGCTCTACCCCTGGGCCCGGCGCGCCTACGGAATGAACCCGCCCGACGTGCGGACCTGCACGCCGGGCGAGTTGCACCGGTTCCTCAAGGACTGGGCCGACGCCCGCGCGGACGACGAAGAGATCGACGAGGACTAGTCGGAAAGCCCCTCCTTGATGCAGTCGGCCTGCATCTCGTACGCCTCCGACCGCAGGTCGGAGACGTATGTCGCGTGGTCCTTGCTGTCGGCCAGCGCGAGTTCCTGCTTGTTGCTGAGCATCTGTGCGTGGAACGCGACCCTGAAGCTGTGTGACGACTGCGCCTGGGCGACGATCGCGGCGACGGTCGCCTGGACCAGAAGCTGGTCGTTGTCGCTGGCCAGCACGACCAGCCGGCACGCCTCCCGGCCCGCGGGATCGTCGGGAGCAGATGATGCCGGCCCGGCCGATCGCGTCGGGCTCTGAGCGGGGCCGGCCTGTGACCGGGCATCGCTGCGGGCGACGAGGATGCCCGCGGTCGCCGCCCCTGCGGCGAGCACGAGCGCGGCCACGCCCGCGAGCAGCACATGGCTGCGGCGACTCGGCGGTGGCTGCGGTGGCGCAGACGGCGGTCCGCCGATCCGGTATGTGCCCATGGTCGAGTCGCCAGTCATGCCGCGCACGGTAGCTCCCCCTGTCGATAGATCACCGTCCGTTGATCGGGGGAGGTGGCTATGGCTGACGAGTCACTTACCTTCCGGGCGTTCGGTGAGGATGTCTCCGCCGGGCGCATGTTCGGCAACCTCGGCGACAAGGCCGACGACGCCGGGGAGTCGATCCACGGCCTGGGCGATGAGTCGAAGACCCTGGATGCCCGCCTCGACGAGACCCGCCTGCACCTGCGGGCGCTGATCGACGAGTTCCAGAAGACCGGCGACACGACGCTGTTCCGCGACATCCGCAAGGACCGCTCGGCCATCTCGATGCTGGAGTCGTTCAAGAAGGAACTGTCCAGCCTCGGCGACGACGTCGAGGTCCACACCGCCGGGACGAAGGTCGGCAAGCAGTTCTCCAGCGGCATCATCGACTCGGTCGGCTCGCTGCCGTCGGAGATCAAGGGCGCTGGAATCCTCGCCCTGGTCGGCATTGCCGCAGCCGCCGCCCCGTTCCTCGGCGCGGCGATCGGCGGCGCCGTCCTGGGCGGCGTGGGCCTGGGCGGGATCATCGGCGGCGTCTTCGCCGCGGCCAAGGACCCGCGCGTGCATGACGCGGGCGCGCAGCTGGGCGCGAACTTCGTCACCGGGTTCACCTCGGCCGGCCGCGTGTTCGTCAACCCGCTGCTCGACGAGATGGCGACCGTGCAGCGCGCGGCCGACGTGTTCACCGCCGATCTCGCGTCCGGGTTCGCGAGCCTCGCCCCGCTGGTGCGGCCGCTGGCTGAGGGCCTCACGGGCTTCGCGGAGAACCTGAACCTCGACGAGGTATTCAAGAACGCCGAGCCGCTCGTCCGGGCGCTGGCGAACGAGCTGCCGGAACTCGGCGCCGCGCTGTCGGACATGTTCGAGTCCATCTCCGACGGCGGCGACGGCGCGACGATGGGCCTGATCGGCCTGCTGCACGCGGTCG